GCATCATAGATTTCAGCAATAGATTGCCCCACATCATACTGTCGTACAAACTTTTCTTGTTTAAAGGGATTTGGCTGTATAGTAACTGTTATCACGCTATGCTCCTCTGTACACGTCATCTATCAAGTAAAATTCTTTCTTCCTATATCTTGATAAATACATAGATGTTAATGGCTCAAACACACTATTGTAACTTTCTGTAGTATGTAATATTCCGTTATTGGTACAAACACCCATATGTACAGGATGTAGCCCTCTATAAAATAAACACACGGCATTACTAGTAGGTATGTCCACTTGTTTGCCACATAATAATGGTTGGTTCACATCTATTAAATGTTCTCTATCATCCATTGTATAGCTTATGTCATATAAAGGCAATGTATACCCCTGAGACAATAAAAACAAGTATACGAGTCCATAGCAATCACATGCTTCAAAACTACGCCCACCTAGTTTATATGGGATACCTATATATTTTATGAAATCCACTAGAATACACCGGGAAATAATGCAGGTGTTTTCACTAATTTAGGAAATGCATCATGTAAATACTGTTGGTAAATAAGTTCACCACTGATAACCTTACGAGTAATTGTTACATCACGTAATATGTATGAACGTTCAATCTCTATGGTGTCTAACGCGCTTGAACGTATAAGTTGTTCTGTTACCGTCATGTCAACAAGTCCTGCATCTAACACAAAAGCAGATAGACTACGATCTACATTGTCTATTACTAGTTTAGCTGAACGCCGTCCTTCGCCTTCCTGTGGCATAGTAAACTGAAATGCAAAAGCACTAAATACATTGCTGTTTGAAGTTACTGATGCGTGGTTATTCACTATCCTTAATATTGTTTTAAAGGAATACCCAATCGTGGCTGACCCCTCGGTAACAAGCGTAGTAGAATTCCCTAATGTAAGCTCTGTTGCTGTAACAAGCGTTACTACAAATGTATCGTTGTTTGCCGCGTTGCTAAACCCCGTAAAAGTAATAGTGTCTCCCGCTACTATTCCTAGTGTAACCCAATTGGCTGTAGTTGTGGTAACAACCTTTGTACTATCATCTACTGAGCAACTAGCACTGCCTGTACCTGTTACATATCCTATAGTAAGTAATGTGAAAAATACTGTGGAAATCTGTTGTCCATTTGCATCTGTTTTAAAATCAGTGCTTAAAGTTCTCATGCGGTTATCTCCACTGTAAAACTCACATTATAATAATCATATGATTTATAACTAATCTTAGGAGGATTGCCTATAAATCGCATAGTAGTTGGGTATACCCCTGTACGAGGGTGTATCCAAGTAAACTGTGCTGTACCATTATATGTAGTAGCACCGTAGAAATCCTCTAATGTTGCTACTTGCGCCGTACTCATTGTCATCACTATATTAAATGTAGTAGGTACTGCATTGAATAAGTTCCTCATAACAACAGGTCCGCTATCCATCTCTGTTTCTAATTTTGCCTTTGCTCTTATCTCACTGTACCCACCTTGATTAACATACTGTGGTAATGTTGCTGGCCATGCACTCATATTTATCTCCTACCCTGTCTACTAATACCAAAATTACTACCCATAGAGCTGTCAAGTTCTCCACTATTCATGCCCTTTTTCATTGTGTCATATATCATAAATTCTATCTGTCTAGACCCATCAGCACCGGTTGTTTCTTGTGTTTCTACTTCAACATTCGAGTTGTTATTCACTACTATGTTTACATTTCCACCACCAAATCCAAAATCATTTGCTCTGCTTAATGGTACAACTGCTTCAGGTTCTCCGCCTTCGCCTATCATAGCAAGTTGTGGGCTGTTTACTATTCCACCTTTTGCCAGCCCTATTGTTGATGCGCCGCCTGTTATTGGGGTTTCTCCACCGGCTCCACTTACAGCTCCTGAAATAATTGCACCAATTCCCCCTACGGCTAACATCGACCATGCAACAGGATTAGTCCAACCGCTATCTATCAGCCCTCTTAATCCTGCATTGATAAGTAATCCGGGGAGGGCGTCTGTCATTGCCGACATAACACTAGATAAACTATCACCCAATCCTCCATTTCCCTCTGCCCACGCTTGCCCCATCTCTTCTAACGCAGGAGTTAGGCTTTGTGCAAGTACCTGACCTATGTCTTCATATACACCTTGGAGTAGTTCAGCCCCTGCAAGAGCTTCCTTTTCACTTACATTTAACTTTTCTAACCATTCATAAGCCCCTTTACCAAAGTCCCCTAATGTCGCTACACGAGACTGTAGAAGTAAATCTTCTGCGATGGCTAATTGTTCTAGTATTTGCTCAGGAGTAAGAGGAGTAACTGTTGCTCCACCCCCACCTGTCCCATTTCCTAATAGAGCCGCTGTATTCTCTTCTATTGCAGTAATTAGTGGGGTTATACTAGGGGAAAGAAGGTCTCCCATGCTAGTTGCTATTTCAGCTAACGCAGTAGTCTCTGTAGCAGGGAGTGCCCCCGCCATAGGAACCTTTACCACATCAGGAAATTCATTTTGCAATTCACTTATCTGTGTCATTATTGCATTGTATTGGTCAACAAACCCAGCTAATGCCGTATATGCGAGTTGTTGCTTTTCCTCATCCATTTCACTAATTTTAACACTAAGTGTAGTAAATCCGGTATTAACCTCTTCCAATAAAGTATTAATCTTATCAGCAAAGTCAATATCAGTTATGTTAATTCCCGAAAAATCAAGGGCGGTCATTCCTAAATCAATCCCTGTGGCAAGTTCTACAGCCTTAATAGCGTCTGCAAGTAACTGTGCAGATGAAGTAAGTACATCTAATGTCTTCTGACGTAACTCTAACACATCATCACCCATAGTACCAAACAATAACCCGACATCCTCAACAAAACCAAGACTTCCGTCTGAGGCAATAACTGCACTATCCATAGCCACTTGCATAGCGTCATACAATTTAGTCGATGTAGCACCTAGCATCTCTACCTGATTATCTAAAGCAATTGTATCAATACTGTCAACAGCAGTTGCGGTGTTCTCTAGTCTCTTATTAATACCACTAATCTTCTCGTAACTTGCAGTGATAAACGCTAATATTCCGTCAGGTACAGAAATACCTCCCATTGCTTCGTCAATTGCTGTTGTTAACTCTTCATCAGAAACCGTATCATATCCTGATAAATCTATATCTTCTACTACAGTCCTTGCTCCTAAAAAGAAATCTTTTATCTTTTTAAAGAAATCATCTCTGTACCCTATACTCCATGCACTCCAATCACTAAATAAGCCATCACCTTGCTCCGCAAGTTGCTTGTCAATATCAAATCCCGATAAATCTATATCTTCTACTTCAGTCTCGATCCCTGAAAAGAAAGTGATTACCTTATCTACAACCTTTGACAAAACCGCAGAAGTACCTCCCATTGCTTCGTCAATTGCTGTTGTTAACTCTTTCTCAGAAACATCCGTAGGAATCATTGTATCAAGAGAAATATCTGCTTCTGTTATCTTCATAGATTCTAATTTAGTCTTGATTCCTAAAAAGAAATCTTTTATCTTTTTAAAGAAATTATCCCTGTACCCTATACTCCATGCACTCCAATCACTAAATAAGCCATCACCTTGCTCCGCAAGTTGTTTATCAATATCAAAACTTGATAAATCTAAAGCTTCTACTTTATTCTTGATTCCTAAAAAGAAAGAAACTACTTTATCTACAACCTTTGACAAAAACGTAGAAGTACCTCCCATTGCTTCTTCGATTGCTGTTGTTACTTCTTCATCAAGAACATCAGTAGGAAACAGCGTATCAAGAGAGATATCAGAAGTACTATTATTACCTTCTGCAAAGTAATCAGGTAGCCATGCCATATCCCCTGCACCTGCCACTTGTATCATCTTAGATTCGTCAACTGCATAGTTACTCGTCTTTTGTGTTCCATTCACAGCGGTCATGATAGCAGTAGCAATCGTATTACCCGCTTCTATACTAGCGTTAGCAATAACATCCCCTGCCTCAAGCACAAAAGCCCCAAGGGTATTTCCTATCTCAGCAGTCCCCTCTGTATCTACTGTAAGTACGGGATTGTTCTTTAACAAAGATTCTACATCTACCCCACCCTCTGTTTTAATACTCGTCATGAGTGTTAGCGGAGATATTTGAAGCATCCTAGATACCTTCATAAACTGTGTTTTAAAATCCTGTAGTGTTGCCTCATATGCTATTTCATCTAAATATGTGTCCCAATCCTTGGATGTCCCAAAAATATTTTCAAATAATGCATTAGTATCAAACTGAGCCTCTTTGTATAAGGTATCTATTCTATCCACAAGTTTCTGTTGTGCTGATGTCAAATCCATGTTCTCAAATCCCATAGTAATTGCCTCTGCAAAGCCCTCACTAAGTGGGTCAGCATTTACAAAATCCATAGAGCTAAGTTCCTTATATAACTCCTCTGCAAGAGCATCGATCTGCATATTGTTAATAAATGAATCTATATCATTATCAAAGAAAGCTTTGAACAAATCTATCTTTTCTTCTGCTTTTAACAACGTCTTTAATTCATCGTTAGCTACTTTAGCAGAAGCCATAACTTTATCTACAAGGTCTTGCTTTAACTCATTTTCTAACTTGCCCCCTGTATCAAGAACCATTAATTCCTGCGTGGTTAACCCAATATTCTTAAATTCATCTGCATATCCATCTAGCTGTGTTTGTAACTGTTTCTTTATATCTTTCTCATCAGTAATCCCTAATATAGAAGATATATAATTGTCAATCATGCTCTCATCTTGTATTTGAAATAAACGCATAGAAAATATGTCACGTAAGTAATTACTGTAATCTGTTACTGCTTTTTCTGTAGCCTGTTTTGCTTGGTAAACCGCGTCTTCAATACTTAATGCCCCCACAAAATCGGTTTTCCAAACAGACTCTTTTATTTCCCCACTTCTTAACCCTTTAATAGTTGCTTTTAACATCTCAGGTAAGGAAGTAAGTAACTGTTGTGTCCTACTAATCCCTGAGGCTAAATCTATAAGACCAGTATCTACATCCCCTGTTATCTTTGAAAGCCCCTCAGAGACTGCTAATCCCCAATCATTTAGTGCGTCTTCAGGAGAAATACCAAGTAGTTCTCTCATCCAAGCATCTGTACCAATATAATCAAATCTCGCTTTTAAATTCTTTTCAATAATTCCCTTAAATTCATCTAAGTCTTTGCCCACTATTGTAGAGAGTTTAGCACCCAAAGCCTTCCAATCTGCTATAGTAAACATCTCTAAGTCAGATGTACTCAGAGACTCAAGACTTCTATTTGTTCCCAATACCTCGCTAATTGCTTGTGAAATTATAGTTTCTGATTCAGGAATAGTTTCTTGTAGTTCCCCTAAATATTTCTTTAGAGAGCCTGCTAAGTACCCTTTTGCATTAAAATCATACCACTTATAGTTTATACCAACAGTTATATTAAAATCTTCCATGTCTCGAATTAAATTAAAGGCACCCCTCAATTGCGTAGTAAGTACATCCCCTGAGTCTATCTTTTTCTTTATTGCTACTCTTTCATTCGCTTGTGCCATCGCCATTCCATAAGCGTCATAAGCTTTTGCCAAATCATACATTTCCTCAGTTAATCCGGGAATCATATTCGTTTGGAATCCTTGTGCCTTTGCTAGTTTTTCTGTGCTTTCTTTGAGAGCAAGTGCCTTGGCACTTATATCCCCCATTTTCTTACTCAGTACCGCCCAACCAACAAAAGAGGCGATTAGAGCTATACCTGCAATGACTACTCCCGCCCAATTTCCCGCCATAGCATTACCGATTAGTTTAACCGCACCCGCTATTGCTATTGACGCAGGCCCTATAGCCGCAGTTATTGCCATAGTAGTTACAAGTGCTTTACGTGCATCTTTATCCAACGTTCTAAACGCCTGTGACCAATCGATAAACTGTTCAAGTAATCTCTTTAATTTAGGAGTGAAGTCTTCAACAAGTCGTGCTAGATTCAAATTCATATTATCCACGGCGGTGCTAAAACGACCTTCCAATGTTTTAGCCACATTTTCAGTCATCTTATAAAATTTACCACCCTCTGCGGTCATACTCTTAAAAGCTTTATTGATATTATCAAAACTAATTTGATTCTTTTGTATCATAGTGAATAATGTATTTCCAGTTAAACCAAACTGCTTATTCAACTCACTAATAATAGGTACACCACTCATGATGAAACGATTTAACTCTCTCATATGTGCGGTTCCACGAGCTCGTACTTTACCAAAAGATGTGGCGATACGCTCTAGTTTCTGAGCATCACCCTGTGCTACATCACCTAACATCCGCAATTCATTCATTACATCTTTTAACGGTGAACCAAACGCTAACAATACCTGTGCGGCTTGATCTAACTGAGGTAACAAAAATGGTGTCTTTGCACTAAATGCTATTATCTCTTGGAACAATCGAGAACCTTTTTCCAAACTACCTGTCAATACACCAAATCGTACTGTTTGTGCTTCAATGTTTGCCGCAAACCTTACCCCTTGAGCCAATGCCGCTACCATAGTAGTTGTCACATATCGTATCATAATTCGCCCAAAACGCCTCATTGCCTGACTAGCGGTATTAAAACTCTTAGACAGTGCATCAAGTCGCATACGTTTTATCTTTAACAACCCACTAGTACTTGCTACTCCTGCATTTAGTTTAGCTTCCTGAAGTGCTCGTTGCCTCATTTCCACTGCCAAACGTTTTTCCGCGCTCATGTTCTGTTTTAATTCTTTCTCAACTTTATCAAGCTCAGTAGCATAGTATTTAGCTAAATTTGCCCCTTCAATACGAGCTTGTCTTAATGCCTTGTTAGCGGTTGTGACTTTCTTTATCACATTATGCTCGTCTTGGATACTTTTGACAAGTTTCTTTATTTTATCATTATAAGTAACAATAGCTACACTAGCATCTTTTAACAAAAGCTCACTTTGTTTTTCCTTTGTGTTTGCGAGTTTCATTAGTGCTGTTCTTTTAGCTAATACTGTGTTCCCACGTGCTTCAACAAGTGCCTTTTCTCTTAATGCTAGTGCCTCTGTTTTAAGTGCATCAGTGCTTTTACTAATAGCAGTACGTACTTTTATCAAGCGCTTATCATATGTTGCTAAAACACTACTAGCTCCATCAATAATACTATTCTCTTGTCGAAACATAACTGTGAGTTTAGCAACACCATCTTTAGCTACTTTTAACTCTTTATCCATTGTTCTCAGGGTTAAGTTGTATTTCTTCAATACATCATTAGCCTGTGTAATAATACGAGTTTTACTAGCTTCTTGATCTCTCCACAGTTTTTGTGCCTGTACGTTCTGTAACACCCCTGCGGTTGCTTTCTTTTGTGTTAATATAGCTATCTTTTCTTGAATCTCTTGACGTTTTAACGCATCGGTAGTCCCTTTGAGTGTCTTTTCAAGCATACCAATTGCCATATCTGCTTCTCGTGTAGCTTTAGCCCCTAATAGCTCATTTGCTGTTTTTGCATGCCACACTTCAGTAAGCCGTTTTACACCGGGATTTAAACTGTCAATACGCTGATTCATTAGAGTAATAGCATCACTATGTTCTTGGAATACCTGAAGTCCTGCTTTGAAAGTATTCTGCAATAGTATCTCTGCTGAACGTACATTATCTATTCTCGCAACTTGCCCTTTTAAATGCTCATTGTGTTTTTGTGATTGTATGAGCTGACTCTCTGCAACACCAACACCTTTCTTTATTGCCGCATTATATTCATGTATCTTAGAAATATATGAAGCTTTTACACCTGCAAGCTTTTCTTCAATGCTCATAGAGGTTTTTTGAATTGAATTTAATTTTTCTAGTGCAGAACCGTATTGTCCTGCTTCTGAAGCGGCTTTAGTAAAAGGAGTCTTACCACCATCAGAAGATTTGTTCTTAACAGCATCTGCTTCTTTAGAGAGTTTTACGTATTCTTTTAAAGCTTTATTGGCGGCGTCAACACCAACTTTTTTTATCTCAAATATGAGAACATTTCTCTCTTCAGCCATAACCTACCCTTTATTTAACTAGAGGATTTTCGTTTCTCTTCTATTTTAGAAGCAACGAAACCATCTATCATCAACAACAAATTTGTCTCATACCTTCCTATTTCTTCATCCGTTAAGGTTCTATATGCAAGTATTTCACTACATTGCAAAGCCTCCCCTCTCCTAATTCTCCAATACATTTCCCAAATATCTGCATAGCATATAGGAGGGGATACCTTATCTAATAAAGTATCCCGTTTCCCTGTTGATTTTTCTACCTGTATAAGATGATCATATGCTATAGTACCGTCTTTTCTTGGGTACGTTAGTTCTATTTTTGCATCGACAGCCTCGTGTAATTGCTGTCTCAGCGAGCTAAAAAATGTTCACGCTCAAATACAAATTCGATAATCTGATCTCTGAACATCGGGCAATCTTCTAAAAATGCTGTTAACGCATTCACATCACCATTTACCACATCTCCACCTGCATATTTGAAATCAGTCCATGATTTTACACATGCGCCGATAAATACCATCGATGCCGCTTCTTTCTTGTGTGGTTTGACATTCTTAATCTCTAACACAGCATTGTATACAGCTCGTGCTTTTGAAACTTTCTTTGCATCAGCTCCATATAGAACGAAGTCAATTGGAACCTCTTCACCTGCTTCGACAATTATGCCAAAGTCGTCCATAAGTTTAAATTCTACGCCTTCGTTCGATAATTCTTTTACCGAAAATCCACTTAAATCTACCATCTGTTTCTCCTATTGTTTAATATCTATACCCACAAACTATGCCGTAGGTTGTCTCCTAATAATTATGTTTGATGCTTCTGTTGAGTCATCAAGTGCTTGAAAATTCATTGTGTTTATAACAGCTCCATCACTGTTGATTGGTGTATCCGCACTGGTGTATTTGATTCTTGGTAATGTAACAATAAATCCTTCTAAGTCATCATCTACTAGTCGTACCTCTAAACTAGATTCTGTTTCATTAACAAACTTGTTGTAAAGCGTCTGATCAGGAAAGTAATAAGTTATACTCCCTGTTACGTTTGATTTACCACTTGTCATTTGTGGACAAGTATTTGCCATTAATACAAAGTTTCGTTCAAATCCATTGTCTAAACTAATGCTTAATCCACTTGCAAGTGCGTTTGCGGCATTTGCTTCATTTATATACCCACTAAATCCATCAAAAGGTCTGTTGGTGCTTGTTGCTACAGGGGTTCCACTATGGTATGCTGATGTACTGTTTACCGCATCTTTGAAAAGCATCCCAAAGGAGCCTGTTACAATTGCGTTTGGATTGATGTCTAATGACAACGTGTTTACAATCCCACCCGTGTATTTCTGATATTCCGCTATGTCTGTAAAGGCCTTTTCAAGAACTAAACTTCTTACCGTTGTTCCTTTCTTGATTTCTCTTGCAGTTGTGTTGAAAACCCCTACATCTGCAATAGCAGTTGTAAGTGCTCCTGCTACCGTCATAGTCAATGCTGATAAAGCAGTTACATAAGTAGTTAAATTGTTTCCTGCTTCAACATCAAAAGTTGTGGTTGTTATTGCATCCCCAACTCTTACGCCGTCTGTTATCCAACTACCACTTGCTCTTACAAATGTATTTACTGTTATCGTAGCTACTACCGATACCGATAAATCAGTATAAGGTGCTGTCCATGGACTCCATGCCGCTAAATCTACTGTTGCTTCTGCATCTCCTACTGCCACTGTTACTAAACCGGTAATAGGTGAAAGCGTCATAGTCTCTTCAGTAACTGCATTTATAGTAAATGTGCCATTGTTTCCACCATCACTCCAACCCGTTGTAACTACTTTATCCCCTACTTCAAATCCCTTTGTTACAAATGTTTCACCTGTTGAAGTCATAACTCCTGTAGGTGCATCTATATACGTTGCTGTCATATTCGTAGTAGTAATACCATTTGCAGATAAATCGCTACAAAGTGCTAATGGCATCAATCTATCATATTCATCAAAACTTAATTCAAATCCCATGTCACCGGCAGGCTGTTTATTGCCTAACCGCATATCATGAATACCTCTGTCACCACGCCGTTCATCAGAAACAAAATTGTCTCGTACTAAACT